AATTTTATATAGCGATATTGCAAATTCAACAGATAAATTATGGATGTTAAGAAGTGATAATGTAACTATTGAAGAATATGACTTAAATCTTTGTCCTGGTTCAATAGTATTGAATCGAATAATTACATCACCAGTTAGTTTAGGTTCACTTTTCTCAGTTTCTAACACAATTTTATATAGTACAAATATTGGAGTTAGTCCAAATAAAATTGTATCTTTAAATATTACGTCGACAACTGCGAGTGTTACAGATATTGCAACATTACCTGCAGGTTATTTAGCAAATAAAGATTTAATGGTTACAGATACAAGTAGTAAAATTATTGTATTAGTAGGTACTCCAAGTCCATCAGTAACTCAAAGAGTTTTACAGTACAGTAGTACAGGTACTCTTGAATTTGATATAAATGTTACTTCAGGAATGCCAGGTAAAACTTTAACAGGTATTTTCGAACAATCCTCAAGGATTTATTTAGTTACTAATGATAACTCGGTTTACAAAATATCTAATACTTCACCTTACGCCTTGTTACCACAATCATCAATGGTTGGTCCATTCGGTCCATTAGGCGCTAATTTTGGAGTATCACAAGCTAGATTAAAGATAGGACCATTCTGTATACCAACTAATTTTGTGTAATGCAAACGATAACATTAAATTCAATAACAGGATTAAACTTACCATACACAGTTTATGCTTGTGATGTTTTTGGTAATAATTGTACAGTTTTATCTACAATAGTTTCAACAGTTCCACCAACATTTACTTTTGTATTACCACCGCCATTTGATGTAATACCATCAATTGGTATTAAAATAATAACAGGTGATGGATGTGAAAGATTTGAGATATATAACTGTTATGTTACTCCTACACCAACGCCTTTACCATTTATACCACCTTATTTCCAAGTTTCAAATATTTTAGGTACGAATCCTTTATTGATTAATTTTAGGACCGCACCTAATAGTAGTTTTAATATTGATTGGGGTGATACTTCAACATTATCTGTTAATATTACTAATCCACCATTTCCGTTACCATTTGCAAACTATCAATACAATCATTCTTATGGTGCAAGTATATATACTGCAACGTGTGAAAATTTTCAAGTATCATCTTCTCTTTCAACTGATTACATTAGAGAAATTAATTTATACAACATTTCAGATATAATTGAAAACAGTTACACTTTTAGTGCATTTAGTGCAACAACAAGAATAATATTATCAAGTACAACTCTCACAGAATTTGTATCAAGTTTACCAGATGCACTTATTGATTTTTATATCTACAATACATATGCACCAACTACTCAATTTTTCAATTTTAATCCAACAACAAACTTAGCAACATTACCAAGTTTTAGAGAATTATTAATTAGAGATACTGACATGTCGGGTTTTACATATAATTTTTCAGGTAGTAATTCATTTAGAACTTTAAATCTTTATGGAAATAACAGTTTAACTAACTTAAATATAACTGTTCCAACTGGGTCAACATTTAGGGACTTTTTTGTAATAAATAATACTTTGTTACCCACATTTACGGTAACTAATTATTTATCAGGTTGTACAGGTCTTAAAGATATCCAAGTATTTGGTAATACATCATTAACAGGTTGGACTTATACATTACCGGTATCCTCCCAACAAGCAATTTTAAGTTCTAATAGAATTCGTAATTTTAATACTGATTTAAGTACAAATACTAATCTAACAACATTACGACTTGATAGCAATATTGTATTAACTTCTTTCACTAATAGTGTATCAGCATGTACATCTTTAACAACGTTAAGGTTAGATAATAATAATTTAACATCATTACCTCCAATATTTCCTAATAGTATACAAACTTTGACACTACAATTAAATGACATTACAGGTTATACAAGTAATTTTCCAACAGGTTGTGTATATTTTGATATGAGTGACACAGGACCTTTACAATATGTACCACAATGGTCTGTTGAATTAACAGGTTCAACTTCATTAAATACATTTTTACTTAACAGTGTTAGTTTATCAGGATGGACAACACAATTCCCAACATCAATTAAGACAATCAGTTTTGAAAGTAATCTTTTAAAGGATTTTGATTTTAATTACACTCAAGGTGCAACATCAATAAGTTTATACAATAACATATTAACGGGTACGACAAATTTATCAGGTCACACTTCTTTAACCACTTTAACAATAGGAAGTAATAATTTCACTGATAGTCCACAAATAATCCAAGGTAATTTCCCATCAACTTTAAGAACATTTAATGTTGCAGGTACTCCATTATTAACAGGGTGGACATCAACATTCTCAGCAATGACTAATATGTTATTATTAGATTTTAGAAATACCAATCTTAAAACTATAGCCGTAGATTATATCTTACAAGATGTTGCAACTATTGCAACCGCAAATACTTTGTATAATAAGACACTTTATTTATCAGGTACTTCTGTGAATCAACCACAGTCACCAACAGGAGGTTTAACAAATCCAAATTATTTGTTACTTAAAAACGCACCTTATAACTGGAACGTAACCGTTAAACCATAATATTTTTACCAAATATTTTCCTGATTCATAAAACCTAAAACACAGGTATAAGCATCAGTTTGGTCAAAATTTTCTTTCTTAAGAGTATTGTTTTTTGTATATTGCCACTGAATTTGTGGTTCTTTTTTTGCAACTAAATCCCAAATTATTTGTTTCTTATCACAATCTTTTGGGTGTCCTCCAAATAAGACCATTTTGTTTTTATCGTTTTTTTGGACTAATTCAGGGAATGCAAATTTTCTTGAGTTATATGTTGAGATATATTCAGGTACAATACCCAAAACATCATAGATTTGTTTAGTAATTAAAGTGTTAAATCTTAATAATGTTTGAATAGTATAAACGTTATTACTGTTCAACAATGGTTCTTCAATAATAACTTTAGTAATACCTAAATCTTTATATTGAATTAGTTTTGTTTTAAAAATCTCACTTTACACCTATAGAATATTATTTTATATAAAATTCGTAAAGATGTGAAAATAGTAAAGCTATTTAAGTTAAACAAATTAAAAATCAAACTTTACTAAGAACTGTTGTATACCTGTTCTTAAAATTGGTGATTGCATTTTAGACACAATCATTAGATTTTTTTCAGAATCATAAAGACCAATTTCTGTAATGTATGATTTAGTACCAGGTAACCATGTTGGGTTAGTAGTACTTTGGAATTCAGCTTGACCTAAATTTATTTTATATCTCATTTCATAAATTGTTGCTTCAATATCTGTTTCTAATGAACCATAAAAATAATACTCATCCCCAAAATTCAAAGTTTGTCCTGTTGCACCTTGTGGGGTTAAATCAATATAATCACTTAAGTCATATGTTGGAGCGGAATCGTACAAATCTTGTGTTATTACAAATGTATTTCCTGTTAAACTATCTTGGGTAATATACCCATTAATAGTTGTTGCGGATAAAGAGTCAGAAAAATCTATCACTTTCCACTCAGCAGAATTTGGTCTAATATCCCCTTCAACCTTTTGTACCAATATTTCAAAAGTATCTGCAACAAATCCTGTTAGAGTTGCAGGAATTTCTTCAATATAATTTAAACAAGAAAACTCAGTTCCAAATCTTACGGCAACGTTCTGTGAATCAGTTATTGTACAATCAAGATTAGGTCCTTGCATCTTCATATAATAGTTACAGTGAAGATAATTAGTAAAACCACTACTGTTACCCAATCTATAAGTAACATAAAGATATTCGGTATTAGCACTTAAAATACCATCATTTACTGGATTTTCATTTCCACATGTATTTGGAGTAATTAATGAAACTCTCGGTGCCGGTAATGTCCAATTTCGATTAGACTTATATGACATTGCCGCAATGATTTCCTCATCATCAAAAATTATAATCTTATCATCAGGGAATACCTTTCCGACTCTATTAGGATAACCATTAATATTAATATTAGTATCCCATAAATGATAATACCTATGTCCAGGTAAATTCATATCAGTATTTTTATCTGACTCCAAATAATGAACTTCAAATAAATTAAGTTGTTCAAATCCAGGCGGGTCAACCCAAAATGTTTGACCACTACAACAAATTGGCGACTTATGCCACATTAACCAAGGCAAATGAACTCTAAAGTTCCTAGCTTGTCCTGTCGTATCATTAGGATTAGAAACATCATAAGGTTCTAATGCAAATTTTTCACCATAAAAATTATCAATAGTTTGATTTGTATAATGAACAATCGCAATAGATTTTTGTTCTTCAGGTGTCACCACTATTTTGTCAGAAAAAGAGTTAAAGAAATAAACAGAGTCAGTATCAGTTTGTCCTGAAGATGATGAATATCCAAAATACTCTTTAGACCCCAAATAGTTAATTGACCCAAACTGAGTATAATCTTCATAACTATTTGAAATTAATCCTGCAGGATTTTCAGACCAAGGAATATTCATATTCCAAATTTTAACATCAAATTGGTCCGTATCGCAAATTGATTCAAAATTAATAACATCATCTCTCCAATGTGGACTTGGAGTTAAACTGTCATAGATTTCAGTCATTGTTGATGGGTAGATTATTGCTCTTCCGTAACAACCCGGTAAAAATATACTATAATCAGGTGTTGCTCTATCTAATGTTACTTCATTTAGACATATTGAGACAATTCGATAAGTCAATACAGGGTAACAATTAGTAATATCAACTACACATTCAGGTTTTGGTGTTGGTGTACAATAATTTTTTGGTGTCGGTGATAAACAAATTGTTGACGAAGGTGTTGGTGTCGGAGTTGGTGTATCACAAGGTGGTAATGAGGGTAATGGAGTTGCACTTGGTGTCGAACTAGCATATGGTGTTGGAGTAGGTGTTGGAGATTCACAATAACAACTATTACTAACTTGACCACCGTCATAATAAATTGTAACTAAATCACCAACTTGTGGTAATCTAACAATATCAGTATTACAACCTGAATATATAAGTTTTATTGTTGTACCACCAGTTAATGTTGTCATATCAACAATGTAGTTAGAATTAATTACATAACTACTATTTGTTCTAGCACTCCAATCAATAGTTGTTGCAGTTAAATCACCTGTAAAAAATCCTCTCATTGCAGCCCTATTATAAACAGGGCTCACATATGAATCCATAAACGGTATACCGTAAGTATTACCTTTAGTACCCGCAACAAAATAAGGATATTTTACGTATTGTTTGTTAGTTTCAGGATAATATGATGAATTTTGAGAATTATAGTTAGGTTCTAAAATCATAGTATCATACTGATTATAGGTACTTGGAAGTGTGTTGTATGAAACTTCGCTATCCCCAATTTGGAAGTATGAAATATTAAAATTTCCTTGTGACAACTTTAATCTGCCAGTGTCAGTTAATCTTGAATTTATTAATCCTGCAGTATTTTTTAAAATATATCCCATCGTGTATAAATATCCTTTTTTTAATTTTTTTAAGTAACAATCACATTACATGGACTACATCCCAAAATAGTCACATTATAAATAGAGTACGTATCATTTGAATTAGATAAATAACAAATATCATTAGTATTCCTTATTTTAGTTGTAGTTGTTGTAATATATAAACTATCAGTATTATTTAAACTTTGAGAATTCCACGAATCAGTTTCAGAAGTTAAATAAATTGTTTGTGAACCACATAAAACTAAAGTATTTGCCGTCTCACCTGTTGTTACAGTTGTTGTTTGTGGAACAATTACCATGTTTTTAGTTAAAACACTACTCGTTGAGATTGTTGACGATGTAAGTGAAGGTGAAACTTCAGAGTCATTAGTGTGTACTAAATCAAAATTAATTGTTACGCCACTTGGTAATGCCGGTGATACATCAATTGTCGTTGTATATTCTACTGAGTATGTTGTTAATGTATAAGATAAAATTCTTGAAGTTGTTTTAAGAGAAACCGAATAAGTAGTTGATAATGGTGGGTTTTTCAAAGTAACAGAATCATACACAGTATTACCACTTGAATCTTGACTTTGTACCGCATATACTCCTGATTTCAACCCTTTAAATATAGGTGATACTTGATATGAAGTTCCTCCGTCAATAGAATATAAATACGGAGGATTACCATCAGAACCTTTTGTCGGGTCATTTGACATGACTTTCATTTGAAGTGATGTCGATGGGTTACAAGGACCTAAATACCCTGTTACAGAACCTGTTGTTCCTAAAATTGACCATCCTGTAATTGGTGGTGAGGTAGGATTATTATTAATCACAGTATAACAACTCCAACTATCTAACACCCATTTATCACCATCCCAATAAATTGAATAAACGAGGGTATCATCAATCCAAGCGTATTGTCCATTAAATGAACCGTTTGGGTTAAAATGTAAATTAGTTATTGTACAATTTTTTAATTTCAATTGTAAACAAAAATCTATAGTATTTGGTAAAGGTGATGGTGTGGGTGTTGGGGTTGGTGTCGGTGGTAATGTTGGTTGTAAAACTGTACAAGTCGTTGTACTTGAGAAATCACCATAATAATCCACAACTACCGCAGTATATGTACCTGCCGCCAAATTATTAATATATGGTCCAATGTTTTTATCATCCCAAACTATAAAATAAGGTGGAGTACCTCCTGTCACAGTTAAAAAAATTGAACCATCCGAATTACCAATTTGAGTAGCATCTGTTACAATACATTCAACACCTAATGGATATAATGTAATTGGTTCACATTCATTTTGAAATGTATAAACAACGCCACATTCAGTGTTTGCCGTCAAATAGGATGTTGGTTCATTTTTTAATATCATTTTGTTTTCTTAATTTTTATGGTGCACATTCAACACAAGAAATATCGTAATTAATTTTCAATGTAATTATTACCGAAACATCTGAGAAACTTATAGTTTGGTCAGTACATCCTGCATTTATTGTAATTAAATTATTTATAGGGTCAACAATAACATTGTCAATACCTGGAAACGCCTCAATTAATGTTGTTACAACATCATAAAATTGGTTATCTGACGGATAATCATTTAAAGTGTAACCAGTATAAAAAGATTGTGAGGTAGTAATACCACTTACGGAAACTTGAGCAATAAAAATAGCATTATTTAAAATACATATTGAATCATCATTTGTTAAATCGTAAAATCCCTCATTTAACATTTGTTGAGGTCCTTTTCTAGTATTTATACCATTGTTATTAAATGTTGAATCACATATATTGAAAACTTCGTAAGATACTAAGTTATTATAACCAATTAAATCTATTGTTCTAGATAAAGTACAATTATAACTATCAGTAATCGTTACAGTATAAGTACCCGCAGTTAAATTACTAACTGTCAATCCTGTTTGCCCGTTAACATTATTACTCCAAACAATATTAAAAAGTGGAGTACCATCTGTTATGAATACAGATATTGAACCATCATTTCCATTTGATGGGTCAACACCTGATAAAATAAAATCAATATTTGAAGTATTTGTTACATTAACCCATTCATTAATTGTACAACCTGTATTATCTGTAACAGTTGCTAAATAAGTTCCTGAATATAGATTAGTAAACGTTACCGCACTTTGAGTTGTGACAATTAAACTACCATTTATATCATATGTATATGGACTTGTACCTCCATTTAAATAAAGTTCAATAGAACCGTTATTTAATTCACATGTTGTTCCAGTCACATTATAGTACAACTCAATACTATTAACACTATTAATCGTAATTATATCATTGTATACACATGGACCATTATCTGAAATTTGTAACGAATAAGTATCCGCAGATAATCCTATAAAATTATAATCAGGACTTGATGAACTAATTGTCGTAATATTACCTGATGTACCAGTAATTGAATAGACATACGGTGGTGAACCTCCAAGTAATGTAATATTAATACTCCCCACATTATTACCACAAATTGAATCACTTGTTGTTAAAGATACCAAACTAAACCCACCAGGTGTTAAAATAGATGTTCCAGTATTTAACGTACATAATCCTGCGTCAACTACATATACACCAAAGTACCCGCTACTTAAATTAGTAAACGTATATGAATTACTAAAAGTAATTGAACTATCACCGTTAAACCCTGAAAAATAATATGGTGCGGTACCTCCAGTCACTGTTACCGTTAATTCACCATCCGAATTAAAACAAGTTGGACTTACTGACATTAAAGACCCTAATCCTAATGGTGAAACAAAATTAACTAAAGTACCAAGTCCTTGTGAACAACCCGTACCATCAGTAACTGTGACTGAATAAGAACCTGAAGTTAAACCTGAAATAAAATTAGTAGTCTCACCATTTGACCACAAATAAGAAAATGGTGGATTACCTGTTAATCCCGTAATATATATCTTACCCAAACCGGGTGAACAACCTGAATCATTAACAACGTATAATCCAAAACTAACCGTTGTTGATGATTTTACAATACAACTTTGACTTGAACCTGTACATCCGCCTCCATCATTTGCAACAACGTAATATGTTCCAGCGGATAAATTAGTAAATGTATAATTTTGGGTTAAACTATTACCTGATGTTATATATCCATCTGTTGTTTCATATAAATAAAAGCTAGCATTACCGTAAAAATTAGATGTCGTCGCAGTTATTGAACCGTTATCTAATCCACACAAAGTATTTTGGTGTTCGATTGAACAACAAGTTCCACTTGAAATTGGGATACTTACCAATACAGATGTTGATGATGGTAAACAAGAGTCATTAATATAAAAAACATATGTGTCAGCCAATAAACCACTTAACTCATAAGTCGTTTGACCAGGAGATAAAGGTATAGTACCATATGTAGGATTGACCCAAGTTATTGTGTAATCAGGAGCTGAACCAATTATATCAATTAAAAAACTTCCAACTCCAGTATTACTACAATCACCGGTAACACTTGCACTATATATTAGACTACAAATTGACATTAATTACACAAAATATTAAAATTTATTCCTAAGTTAAGTTTGAAATTTAAATCATTTAAATCCAAACCACACACGGTACCATATATAATTATGGTATCTTCACTTGTTAAATAATAATCATAACCAAGTGAAGATAAACTATCCAAAGCATTTACTAAACCATTTTCCCAATCTGTATTTGTAGGACTACTCAACCCTGGTGTATTATAACCAATACCATTAAAGAAACTTTCTGTAACCACAGGTACGTCATTAAATCTTAAATCAACAAACCATTCAGTATTTAAACTATCAACAACACAATCATTTAAAATATATCCATTTGCCGTCAAATAGTTATTTAATAGAACACCTAAAACACCTGTAAAATCTTGTATTGTCGTACTAACCATCCAAGGGTATTTAGAACACTCAACAGACTCAACAGGACAATCATAACTGAAAATATTAGTAGTAAGTGAACATGGATTACAAGGAATAGGTATTAACTGACAACCACTTTGTCTTCGATATACAAATTTTTGTCTGTGGAAAATTGAGTTTTCGTATTTTAAACCAGTATTCCAAATTGTTGTTGCCGGAACTAATTGTTCAATTAAACGAACCCAATAGTCACCTAATCCTTCAACATACTGAATCATTGTTTGATATGTAAAGTTATCATTAGCAATACCAATATTTTCTTCCGATTGAAGGTATTTCCAATATATTGACTGTAATGTCGGATAACCACCTGTCTTACCATCACTAATATGTTGTCTATTCCTAACATTAATCATATTCAACCAAAAAGTTTGAGCAAACTCAAAAAATGTTTTTCTTCCAGGTTTAGGATTAATCTCTGTCCAATCAACACCTCCTCTGATAGGATAATTAGATACAGGGCTTGGATTACATGGTGTTGGTGGCACATATCTCAATCCTTGATTTGGAATTGGGTAATTGTACTGTCTTGACATATACCAAACGTCATAAGCCAATCCTTGTGCGGGATTTAAAAATATTTCAGTGTTTTTAACATTTAAAACTAAACGGTCATCATCAGTAAAATATCTTGAGTTATATCCAGCATCGAAATTTGTTCTAAGGCCTATTTCGTTGTTAGTCCAACTTTTATTATTATCTATGGTTTCTCTTAAATTAAAACCTAATTTCGTATAAGGGAAATATCTAAATCTATTTAAATAAATTTGACCATAAGAAAATGGTATCAAACTTGTTTGATAATTTGGATTTGAACCTGTAAAGACAGCATTAGTTAAATTTATTTGTTCAGGTGACCTGTGTTTTGGTGTGGATTCAAACCATCCCGCACCTATTTGGAAATAATAACTCTGACTTGGTTCAGGTACTGATGGATATCCTTCATTATCTATAGGATATTCCGAAATTATAAAATTAACATCTTCATAGGATGTAGTTGTTGTCGTTCCAGTATAAGAAACCCCAAAAATTGTGAAAACATCCGCAGGATTCAATATAGGTATTTCTTGTGAGTAAGTACCTCCCGAAATTTGAGCGTATTGTGTTTCAAAACTACTCATATTAATTCTTTGGTCAGCCAAATAAACGTATTCATTAAATTCAACAAGTGCATCAGGTGCCCCAATTAATCTTAATAAAACTTCAATTGATTTTCTTGTTCCTTTTGATTTGAAAAGAAATGCCGAATTTAAAATTAAATTCTTATAGAATTGATAATTTAATTCGTCAGGTGTTTGTTGTGTAGGTAAACCTGAAAAATGAGAGACTCCACTATCAGTACTTCCAAATACAGAATTTAAAAAGTTATCATTACTAATTGGTGAAATTGAAGTATTCCATCCTAAAGTCTGAGCTAAATTTTTTAATAGTTGTGATGGTATATCATTTCCTGTATTATAATGAACAGAATTCATAAACGCCAAAGCATTAATGAATTTATTTATTTCATCAAAACTTCTACCATAAATTTGTAAAACTTTTTGCATTTTTTGACCCACAGTATCAAACTCTTTAAACGCATCAGTGGTTAAAAATCTAGCAATTAAATTTGTACGATAAGAATCAAAATCTTCACTTACCGCATTTAATTTTGTTAAGTATGTCGTAAATGTACTTGAAACAATATCTAAGTTCCATTTTCCTGATAAAGGCCATGTGATAAATGTACTTGTTACCGAATATTGTCCACCATCACTCATTTGAGGTATTTTAAATTGAGCAGTGTATTTAGGAACAGAGTTTCTATTTAAAATAAAATTTTCAACGTCATCCAAACTTTCATTAAAAACTTTATTAACCTCATAATCATTAGGTCTAACTACAATATCATTATATATTTGAGTTTCACCTGAAAATGGATTTCCCTCAACATATATTGTTAATAAACCAGATGTTAGAGATGTTGTAGGTAATAATAAAATTAAAGGAAATTCATTACCCAAATAGAATAAAGAATATTTTTTATATTCTATAGTCATATCTCTTAGAGGTGAAACTTGAACTTCTTTAAGTGATAAATTCCTTGTTGAATTTACCGTAAAATCAATACCGAATGGGTTTCTAATTCTTGATAAATCTAAATCAAATTTTGTAGTATTTTCAATTGAATCAAATACAACGTTAGACGCTGTTGTTCCTGTGGTATAATTAATACCAATAAACTGCATTTCCAATGCCGCTGGAAAATAATTTATAATAGTTGTAACAGACGTAGATATTCTCTTCGTCATTGAACCATATAAAGTGAAATTAGTTACCTCACTTAAATCATAATTTGGATATACTTTAAAGTTATTTTCAAATATTACTTTAGATTGAGCAACACTCTCAACACCCATAGATGTTAAATTTATTGGGTCTGAAAAAGTACCAGTATAAAACTCTCGATTGGTTTTTTCCGTAACACCAACGGTAAATTCAAAATTACCTTGAGTAAGTCCCCCACCTTGAACTAATTGAAAACCAACTAAATCATCTGAAAATGAACCACTTCCAGTTGCTGCAATCGGGGGGCAAAGAAATTTATTAACAGCCATTATTGAGTTATATTTGTAAAGTTTTTACTAAAGTCAATGTTATTACCTCTATCCTGTCTCACTTCATATAACAAGTTATTAAATTGGTCTCTGATTTCATACAAGTTATATTGTTTATAAATGTTGTTATTAGAATCATAAATTGTATAAATTCCATCATCCATAGACTTAGTTTGATTACCATAAAGAGCAATTGCTAAAGTTGAGAAGTCTTGGTCAGCAATTTCAATATCAATTGTAATTGGGTTGAAAAAAGTATTCGTAATTACAATATTTTGATTTGGTTGTCCAATATATGGAATAGCATTTGGTTTATTAGTCGGTGCAGTTGATGGGGTTAGAGTACAAAAAATTAGATTTGTATTATTATCAGTATACCTATATCTAACCGCCTTCGCTGTAGTATTTGTTAAATTTTGTACAACAGGTTCACAATAAAAACATGATGTTATTATCCTGAAAAAATTTGGTATTTTTGTACCATTATCATTTAGATATTCAATTCTATAACCAATTAATCCTTGATTTATAAATCTATTTCTGAATTCTGCTGGTACAGCATTTAAATCAATAACCAAACCTCTAACATTTGGTAATGCCGACAAAACACCACAATCTAAAATTGTAGTTCTTATTTCAGTAGGTCTCAAATAAAGTGTATAAATCCCAAGTTTATTAAATTGGTCAGATGGCAATTTTAAATTATATAAACCACCTAAAACTTCAACATCTGTATTTCCACCTGTTTGAGCATTGTTAAAGTATGGTTTCAATAAAGAAACTGAATTTAATTTTGTTAAAACAAAATTATCAGTTTCATCTCTTGATGGAGTATATAACATTATTATATCAACATCTTCGGGTGAAACGTCTGACGGTCTTATTGTACCATATGTGCCTGTTGCCATTTTAAAATAATTTTACTTTCGTATTTATAAATATTGAATTTATATTTTTATAACATTAAAAAATCCATAACCATAGCTATCAAGTTGTCCCATATTCCTCACTTCACCTAATCTTTGGATATATTCTAAAGCCGTATTTTTACCTCTTTCTGCAAAAACATTTGATTGTACTTCAATTTCTGAGATAACATTCATTAAAACCTCATTTTTTGTAATAGCTGAACATATCAAATCACTTGTACAACCTGACGATTCAACAACAAATACCGTTGAGCCATCCACATAATCATAGTAATTAATATTATTTATTGTATAGGCAGTATACAATCCATCAGGAGATGAACCCCACCAAATACCTTCAGAACCATTAGGTCCTGTAACTGTTACACCAGGTTTAAACTTACCTAACACTAAATCCACTTTTTTACCATATACTTCTAAATCATTCGCTCTTGAGAACGTATATCCTGTAACTAAAAACGGAACTGTTGTAAAATCACAACATGGTGAATTATTTTCACAGTATGAATCACCTGAAAAAATGTAATCATAAGATATTGGAGTCGCAGACCAATTACCTCCACTTGGTATAAAAAACACTTCACCACTTGGGTTGGTAATTGTAACATTATCGAACGGAACATATACTGTTTTTTTAATAATATTAGACCCCCAAGGACTCATACCTGACATTACAATTTCATATTCACCATCTTGAACATAATCATGATAATAATAATTTGGTGAAACTGATGTTACTGTTTGAATTGGTGTACCATCACCCCAACTAATTTGATAATCACAAAACTCAAGAAATTTTTTAAATTCGATATCTGAAGTATTAAAAAAGTAATACCTATATGGATTTATAGTATCAGCACTAAATAAAAAATTCAATAAAGTGTCTTTTTGAGACACAAGTCCATCAAATACATTATAATAACCAATATCAACAATATTTTCACTTAAAAAAATTGGGATTGTTAAATTTAAAAGTGATTTACCTTCAGTACCTCCCGACAATAATTCCGTCATAGAGGTATATGTAAAAGTGATTCCTGTAGTTATACCTGTTACAGTATCACCAGTTATTTGACAACATGGGTCAAATGGAAGTACTTCAGAATATTCATTTAGAATATATCTTAAAGGAACTAAATCACCCTTAATATTTTCAGGTGAAATTCTTATTTTAAATAATCTATCTTCCATTACGCAGGTGGGTTAACATATTCAAACCAGTTTATAGGTGAAGTATCGGTACCTACCCTATTTAATGAAACAACATCATAAATTTCATATGTTTTATTAGTATAATTTAAATCCACTTTATAATAAAAATAATCAGATGGATTAAATGAAAATCTATCACCAGGTAAAGTTGCTTGTGGAACTGTCATCATTTTTATAAAAACACCATTTTTAGCATCAAAAAATTTAGCAGTCATATAAAATGTTTTCAGCTTAAATAAATCAAAATCTTTTAACCAATAAATAAAAAATCCTTCATTATACCCAACATAATCCAAATTAAATTGAGGGAAATTAATTTTCACATTACCCAATGAGTTTATACTTGGAATAAATTCTTCCATAAATTCACTGTTAGTAACAGGTAAAATAATTGTAAAATAATTTTTTTGTGTATTTGGTTCTTTTGTATCGTAAAAATCTATTTTGAAAAAAGATTTTTTAAAGGGTCTCGTTTTATAATATACGTCTTTATATGGAATTCCCGCATTTTCGTAATTTTGAGTCCAGTTTAAAATGTTTGATGTTGGTATATCACTAGACGTAGAATTATAAAAGAAAAAATTATATTGTAATTTTGTAAATGAATTTTCTCCATATGAGTTATGTGAAAATCTTAGAGTCTCATAATCTTTTGGATTACCAATAATATCACCAATTAAATTTTCTTTAAATTCTTCAATACTATCATCTTGACCATGAAAATCCCATTTAATTTCAACCGGTATATTAATATATTTATCGGTTGAAATTGGTATTGTAAATTTATACTTATTACTCACAGTTATCTGTTATTGGGTCAATTATGGTAGTAAACTCTCTGTAGTTTGTACCTTCAGGTATGATTCTAAAAATAATATTTTTATAAGGGTGATGTTTATTATTTAAAAAAGGAAAATCAACACCAATACCATTATTATCAATGAATCCATATGTATATATATCTTTCCATACAAAAACATTACGATTTACTGAAAACTGAGAGTGGTCAGGTACAATATAATCGTTACTTGGTGGTGCTTGTTCTATTGAATCTGAAAATGCTCTAATCTTAACACCCTCAAATGGTTTATAAAAATATCCAAATTGGTTTAAGGATAATGAACTAGTCATTCCAATGTTAAAATTATATCTATTAAATGTTATTTTGTGATATAATTCATTTAAAACAGTTTCTTCTTGAAGAAAATCATTCCATTCACAAATAGCTCCATCAATAATATCACCTGTTTGTAATGTTTGATTATAAACAAAATTAAATGGTTGACCATTATTATTACCATATGGTGACGGTACATTATAAAAACTATTATCAATTCCTGAGTCAGAATTACTATTAGCATATGACCACCAAGATGATGGAAGTTCTGTCACAGGATGTAATGGTATATTAAATTCCCAACCTTGTCTCATCCTATAAAATCCACCTTGTTGGTTTGGTTCTCCTAAAGTCCATCCAAAATATCCAATCCAAAGTGTCGTGTAAAATAATTCAGAAACAGGTCTTTTTTGGTTATCAATTAAACCTAAAATATCAATATCTTTATTAAAACTTAAAGTATAAGATTTATCACCATTTTTAGTGGAAATTCTTGCTCGACCATTTGGTGTTAAACTAGACCTTTCGTATTGCTTATTCACACCAAAAACATTTTCTTCAAAACCAGCATAAGATATTAACGAATCATCATAATTAGTTAATATTTTGTGTCGTCTAATATAATATTTCGATGTTGTCTCGGATTGATTATTAAGGTTTACAATTCTTTTTAAAGTTCCGGTCTGATTGTTATTAAAAATAAATCCAAGAAACCCAGGATTTAAAATATTAATTATATAATTTTCACTTCCTATTGAACCATTACCTAATGAATCAACTTGGAAAGTATCCTGACCTAAATAATCAAAACTCAATTTTATATATTCCCCAACTAAAACATTATGTTTCATAGGACATATAAATGAAACAACATTCATCCCATTCATTTGAGTGTTACTAATCACAAATGGTATACCATCAGAAACAATCCAAGATAATGTCACAACAGGATTACTATCCACTTTATATAAAGTCTGTAGTTGTTTATTATAATCATTTTCAAAAGCATAACTCAAAAAATGATTCCAATTATATGTTGATGCACTTTTTGGAACAAATAAATTGTGAATAAGAGGAGGTGTATAAGTTGTATCATATTGTGTATAACCTGACTCAAATATATCATTTCTAATAAAATCAAACTCATGGTACTGTGGAAATCCTTGCCATATAGTATTTTGAGGGTTAACACAAGTTAAAGCGGCCGCCTGTTTAGCATTGGTATAATATAATTCATTTTTAAATGGTAGATAATTTGTTGACCCAGTGTAAGTATTATTAAATAAAATTTGGAATTTTGATGTGGGTCTAAATAATGTTGACCTTTGTCTTTCATCATCAAAAACTTGACTTAAACTAATACTTTCACTTCTGTCATATTCTGTTAATATTTTACTACTTTGTATAAAAGGTATCTTAAATAATAAATCAGTATTTGGTGCTGATTTAAATCTTAAAGAACCTAAAACAACTCTATCATCAAAAATTCTACTCATTATTCAATTATTTCAGTTTTTATCCATTTAATTTGAAATCTATCATATGCTGTTGCTCCAGGTTTTAATCCAAAGTAAAAATAATAAGGGGCACCTTGTAATATTTTTCTATCTGATGGTCCACCCGCAGTTGGGGGTTGGGCAGAATAACTTGGAGCTAAAGTGACTGGGTCGGAACCTACACTATTGGATATAAAACCTTTGAAAAATCTTGATTGTGATGTATCAACAGGTTGCATATTTCTATGAAGTGGATTTACCCTATCAACTTCTTGGTATTCTAAAGTGTGGAATGTTTGACCATTAATTGGTAATGTATCCCAATTATTTCTTAATGAAGAACCAAAAATAGAATCACCCCCAAGTAAATTTCCAAGTATCTCAGAACCAACAGGTTGTCTAATTTTCCATAAATAAAATGGTACTTCTTGAGAAGTTATTGGGAATTCATCAAAAGTACAGTAATTACTCGGATTAGAATATTGATTAATTATATTCCTTTTAGGTGAAATTAAATCAGTAGTTTGTAAATTAGTATTATAAAATATTCCAAAAATATTTCTGAATAATGCAGTACTAAAATATATTTGTGATGCCCCATATTCACCATCTTGATATTCTTGTACACCTAATTGTGAATTTATAGCATCCATTTGAGCATAATCTCCCGCAATTTTATTGTTCTTTCTTGGGAAGAATACAATCGCTGGGTCAATTTGTGTTTGAATAATGGTAGAAATGAAACCTGAAGAAAAAGTTCTAGATAGAATAAATAAATTTAATAATTCTGTAGTATCTTTAAATGTTGTTGGTGATAATCTATCCATAACATAACCATTATAGTCGTTATTAAGAGATAATTCTTCACTATATGAAGTTCTAGGTCCTAAATCAATTAAAGTTGTTGGGTACATTAGGTCAAGACTATTCCCACCATAAGATGATGATGAATCATCATCACCTGGTACAGGATTTCTTCTACCAATAAACCCAATATTTGTTTTATATGGTGAACTTCTATAATAAAAATTTTGTGTATCAGGGTTTAAAAATATATTATGTTTACAATAACAAGAATAAGGAGTATTTGGAGGTAATTGACCTGGTAATTGTTCAAAATTAGTAGTGTATCTTGTCGTATTATTAAATGGAAAGGCAAATAGTGTTCCGTTAATCCAATTGTTTGTAAATATATGTCCAAATACACCTTGACAAGCCATGATATTTGTTTTCACTCTTTTTACCCATTCGTAAATTAACGCAAAATCTAATAGTAGTGATACAATTGGTACGCTAATTAAACTATAACAACTTCCGTTTTTTATTATTAATTCACCATTTATACCGTTTTCATAACAGGAATCACCTGGTGGTTTTACATATAAAATACCATTTTCATCAGTACCGTAACATCTTAAAGGAACTATTGCCCCACAACTAGGTGAATTTGAAATTCCTTCACCTGAAAAATAAGGTAACTCATTAGATAAGTCAGTTAAAGATTGTTGGTTATCTAAAGTAGCACCATCAGGTATTCCTCCAAGTCCTGGTGTCGTTACAATAAAATTAAATCCTTCTTCAGGGACAGGAAAAATTCCAAAATTATTATTTGAAAACAATACATGTGTTGATGAACCTGAATCTTCTATACTAGTAGATGTTGGTAATCTATCTGACCTCATAACAATTTGTCTACCCGATAACCCTAAATTAATATTAACTACGTCAGTTGATTGATACTTTTCACAATAATAATTAGATGATACTGATGGTGGGAATGTTGGTACTGATACTGTTGGAATTAAAGACCAAGTAGGGTATAAATCGCCAGGATTAACGTTTATAAATGAACCACCTTCAACTATTTCATTTCTATAATATCCTCTGTCTCTCGTTGAGGTAGGCCAGTTCCATACAAATTGTGGTAGTGTCGGACCTGATGGATAGGTAACATATATATTAGGACTTGTATTACCTAATATATATAATTCTTTTGTAAATCCGTTAGAAGGACTTATTACTAATCCTGAGTTTGGTGAAACAGGATTAGGTAGTACAACACCTGTACCCGCACCATTAACATTTGACTCATCAATTTTAGAATAAAATGTTGTCAAGTTAGTTTGGAATGGTAAAAAATTTGTTGGGCTAGGTAAAAAATGAAAAGAATTATAATATAAAAATTCGTTTGAATATGAATCTATAGATGAACTATTTGCAATTATTGAAGGGTCATTATGACGAACACATCTATAACTTCCTTGTATTGGTATGTTTAACTTAAATTGTCCTGAAATTGTATATAAAGGATTCCAAGTTGTATTAAAATCAACATCATAACCATAAAGTCTACTTACGTCAAACTGACAAGTAGTTCTAGTTGAATTTGGGTCAACACCCCTAACTAAAAATACCAATATTTGATTACCAAAATTATTAAAACAAGAATTATTAATAGTTGTTTGTGACTCATTTGAAAAAACACTACCACTACCATCGATTTGGGTAACCAAAGAATAATTATTTAAAAATCTGTTAGTTAATGTATTTAATTCACTCGGATTACTATCAGCAATAAAGTCAGAAACTGAACTACTATGTATAATTTGGAAATATTCCAAATCAATTGGGAATTTACAATAATTAGCATCATCTGTCGCCCCTGTTATTAAATAAAGTTGACTCAAATTACCTGAACCGTCAGGATTAGCATATGAAACTGTAATAGGTTCTTGATAATATTCAGAACCTTCAGGTCCTGTAATAAAACCTGTTGGTGTACCTGTTATAGCGTTATTATTAAAACTATTCACTACAGTACTACCCGTTAAATTCGGGTCTGTTGAACGTTTGTAATCCTGAAATGTTATTAAGTTACCAGTAGTGTAATCCATTTCCGAGTCAGGATTAATCATCAAAACAACAATGTTATCTAAATGCCATTGTGTTTCAGGGTCATTCATATTTACGTTAAAACTAACTTTAACTCTATTCCAACCACCACCAGGATTTTCAGTACTTTCGTTAAAATACTTTGCTTTAGTATTATAAAGATTTAGTCTTTCTGAAAAATGTAAACTAGATGTGAAATAATATGAACTTGGACCCCCTTGAAGTGATGGTACTCTATTTTCAAATCCTGAAATTAAATTATTTAAAGAAGTATTACCACACGTATAACTTCCTGGTAAATTAATTTGTGATAAAAAGGTAAACATATTACCGTTATTTTCATTGAAGGTACTTATACCACCACCTCCAACATCTGAAGGTGATACTTCACCACCGATTTCAGCGGGACTACAGTCACAGAACTCACAGTCAGGATAAGTATACATTGGTAAATTTAATGTAAAACCTTTACATGTGTCATCTAAAAATTCGTAAGCGGATGTTAACGCATTACAACCTTGTTCTAATAAAAAAGCAATACCACCGATAAACCCACCGTCAAAAGGTGTAAACCCAGCAATTTCTAAATTGGTTAACCAATTAAAAAAATCATATAATGAACAAACAATTAATTTTATAAACCAAACAATATATGATAAAAGACATACAATAGCAATTAATATGTGTATAACAAATACAATTGCAATCAAGTTCACTAGTAATAAACTGAGTAAAAAATTAAGAATTGTATATAAAAAAGAAGGTTCCTTTTGTCCGTCATTTGATGGAAATTTGTTAGCTGTGCCGTTACAGTCTTCATTAGTAATATTTTTTATTCCTATGTATTTCCTATTTCCCTTTTGTGACCTGTATTCAGTTAATAATTGGGAAACTGAATAAACTTTATTATATGTCATATAATAAAATCTGTCTCTACATGAAATAGCATCATCAATCATTAATTGACCTGTTGATGTTACATTACCAAAAGTATCTAATTCCGCATAGTCATCCCAATTTAAACTAAATGCGTATGACGCTTTAACTTGTCTATAATTTGAATCATTATAATCATTTAAGTTTGGTTGTTTACATAAAGTATCATCATAAGTATCTAAATAACTTGGGTCATTGTCAGGGTCAATCCAACCCCATTCTTTAATATTTGGGGCTAAAAAATTACCTCTTCTAACTATATAATCAAAACTTGAAGGTTGGTCCCATTTAATTTTAAATCTATATTTTGCCTTAGTTGGTACTCCGGTTTTTGGGTCAAGTGAAATAACTCTTTCTCCATATTCATTAGTAGTGACATATTCTAAATTCATCGGAACATCAATTAACCATGTTCCATTTTCATCAATACATTTACCACCCTGTTCTAATTTATATTCTTCTAATATTGGTCTACCTAAATTATCTGAAAATATTGTTTGACGAATTGCCAAAATTTGACCAGGACCCGCAATTAAACTACATTTTTCACCTAACTTTGGTTTAACATTACAATTTTGTTTTAGAATTGCCTCATCAACATTTGAAATGATTGAACCCATAAAAATTGCAGTAGGTTCAATTTTTAAACCTAATTCTTGTTGTAAATCAAAGTCAGTTCTTGTAATACCTAAATTACAAATTTCAGGTTGTCCCCAAAATGGCTCAACCTCTAAAGTTCTATTAATAGTAACAATTTGAGGTAAATCGGCAAAATTAAAAGAACTTTTAAATTCTGTTCCATTTAGTTGATTCTCATTTGCAAACCCAAGTCTTACTAAGTCTTGTGGTGATAAAGAAAATTCACCAATGTCAGATAAATCAATATCAACGTGTATAGTTTGAGTACCGATTGGTACCCCAAAAATCATATAATCACCACTCTCATTTGTTTGACATGTGTACCTATAATACTTGTCATAAACTTCAATAAATGAAGGGTTAATTAAAACGTCCTCTCTATTGAAAAAAGTACCTGTCGGATTATGTCCACCGTGTTGTTTTTCATAAGGTAATAAATTATACCTAAAACCATCATCGTTTAACTCATTTAAACTTTTATAAGGATATAATGAAGATATGATTGGATTATTTGAATCATCATCAGATAACGGTATAAAAACAGATATTCTTGCGTTAGGTATACCTAAACCATTGTTAACTGTAACCCTACCAACAACTACCCCATAATCAGAACATTGTCGAGTATAAATATCACTCTGTAAAATCTTTAAAGATAATATTTCTAAAGACTCAAAATCTTGGTCTAACTGTACTCTAACTGATTTGTCAACACCTACTTGTGTTCTTATTCTATATGAATCTGACATTTAACTTTTTTTCATAAATAGTTTATTTGAAATTTTTAAAAAAGATAAGATAAAAATTTCTAAAATAAATTATCAAGAAAAGTTAACGGTAGTAAGATTTTTAACTCTAATTGTAATATCTTTGGTTGCGAATCTTACTTGATAAATTTGTGTTGGTTGAGCAAAAATAGTATCATCAACCAATTGGATTTGTTTTGTTGTATTATCAGAATATGATTGTGATGTTTGTGATGACGAATATTGACCACCAACTCTGTTAAACACTTGGATATCTGAAACAGATATAACTCCATTTTCATCTTGTACTAAACGTCTCAAATCAGAGATATACACATTCTCACCCATATTTCTTGTACCAGGGTCAAAGAATGTACTAACAATACTAATTAATTGAGAGATTACCGCTCCTTGATTTTGACTATTATCCAATACAACATCAATGTTTAACGCTAAATCAATAACGTTAGCACTTTCAATTGAAATATAATCATTAATCATCCTATAATTAGACAGATAATTTGCAACATTACTTTTTAATGTGTTTGATATAACTTCAGTTAAAGTTCCATTATTATCATATGACAACATTTTTACTCTAATTTTGTTATTATCTTCAGTTATCGCAACTTTTGCAGGTGCTCCAAACTGTGAAGGCATTGTTCTTATAATAGAATCATAATCGTTCACCGTAACCGCTCTGTTTTGAGCCGCAAAATTAAATGAAACTAAATTTCTTACTTCTTCTATTGTTGGGTTGTTCGCTCCACCTATAGCAGCAGTAACATTTGTACAACGAAGTGAATTAATTGTTATATTGTTTATATTTGCTGATGGTCCGTTTACATAAAATGAAACATTACCTATTTGAGTAATAACGTTAACACCTAAATTTGAAGATACTCCACCACCAACTCTATACTGAACAAATAATGTAGTATTCGCCTTTAATGTTGACCCTAAAGCAAAATTATTTGAATATTTATACAAATTCAATTTATATCCATTTCTAGCAAACTCTCTTAATTGTTCATCAGCAGATTGACTACCACCACCAAAAGTCATTTTACAAAATCCTTCAGGTGTGAATTCTGACATAAATTTAGTACTTGTTTCAATATATTTTCCAACTTTAATACCTGGACTGTCAGATACTTTAGTAGGGTCTTCAACAAAAACTCTATTTTCCGCCAAAGCCTGAACTTCGTACCATCTATTATCAAGACCTATAAACTCTTGAGGACTTGGTACATTTGCATATTGAGTACCGTCTTTTAAAAGTACACTTGTAACACCTAAAACATTTTTTTCAGGTAAAAATAATTCATAAAATGGTTTAACATCGTTTGATGTAATAACTTTTTTATAAACTTTTGTTTGACCATTAACTACTGTTTCTCTTTTAACAATAGTATAATTTAAAAGTTTATTATTAGCATCAAAATTTGGTATTTTTAATCTGTTTGGAAATCCTTCAGCATTTACAGGTGAAGCAAAATCAATATCATATACATTTTCAAAAATTTGTCCAGCACCTAACACTTGAGAACCTCTTCTTAAAATACCACAATATCTAACATCTTCTTTATCACCAAAAGCAGGAACTGTGATTGAAAAATCAACTAAAGCAACTGAAGGTCTTTGTCCAGGTATCTTTAATCCATAAGTTCGAGCAATATTATATATTGATGATTTTTGTTGAGCGTATTGTAAAACTGTCTCCTGAATACTTCTGTCAATATTGAACTGTAAGTTGTCAGATACCGCAGCATTTAAATCTAAAAGTGCTGAAAAAACAGAAGCGTCGTTAAAATTATCAACTAAATCAGGATAATACGTTTTTGTAAAATTGATTAATTCGTTTCTTATTTGTTGAAAATCTCTTGTAGTATAAGATATCTTTTTGTTTGCCATATATCCTTAAATATTAATAATCACAAAATCACTCTGATTGAAAGCGTCATTATTAATTCTGTAATCAATTTTTATTTTAGCTGTGTGTTCTAAATCAGATATTCCAGGAACCTTGAAAACTCTTTCGTCATTATCATTAATGTAAGTTCCTTTATTTTCTAATCCTGTTGAAGCATCTTTAATTTCAATATTTGTTATTGTAATACTTGGTAAGTACTCATCAACCGATTCTCTAATTTCAGATTCAATATCCGAAAATGTAGGACCGTCCAATGGTTCAAAAATATATTCGTAAAGACGAGTCCCAAAATCAGGAAGGTAATATCTTGAACCTTTTCTCGTTAATATTAAATGTATTAAACTAGACCTAATATCATCATCATTAGTTTGTGATAAACTAAAATAATTTCCATATCTTGAATCTTGGAATGGGAAATTTATACCGTATGTTTTACCTTCTGCCATATTAAATAAATACTTTTTAAATCAAAACCACATATTTTCCATTAATTTTTTTTGGTAACTCATTTTCCATTTCATATTTAAAATGTTTTACGGATTTTAAAATACTTTCATCAATAGGATAATATGGTAAATCAAAACTATTTTTACTCATTAAATTTTCGTATTTAAAAAATCCAATCTTACTTACCATCAATTTTAAAATCTTTGTAAAACTTGTTGTAACTTTTTTTATACGATTTTTGTGTTTCATCGTTTTCGTCTTTGGTATATTGCCAATTCCAGTACAATTTATCATTTGTTTTAAACCCATAAAATTCATGTACATTCTTCTGAACTTCTGTAACATTTTCACCATTCCAATTTTGGCCAACACAAATGAAACCACTTTCAATATTCTCAACTACATTTTTTTCACCCAAAGTACTATGTCTATTTTGAATCCAAGTTAAACGTTCTATTAAATTTTGATAATACATATTTGCTTGACCCCATCTTACTGAACTAAAAAATAATACAACATCAGATTCAAAAAGTTCTTTAGAAACTTTCCATAACTCATCAGATTTATTATTTAAACTAGCCCAACATCTATGATTTCCTGATGGATTTTTTTTATCATCTTTCAATAATGATTTTAACACTCCACAACTATTACCTTCTTCTCTTGAAACATTACCTTCACAAGGGAAAATTTTTAATTCAGAAATATCAATAAAAGTTGAATTATCTTTAAGTTCTTCATTAATATATAACGCTAAAATTCTTGACTTAGGAATATCGATATTATTATCATCCCAATTAAATCTGTTTGAGCAACTTAATAAAAGAACTTTTTTCTTTTTAGAAAGTTCATTTATTGTTTCTTTTAGAGCCTTAAATCCATCATCTTGGACCATCTCTTCAGAAATCATCATATTTCTTATTTTTTCAATTTCTTCTCTTATTTGTTGTTTCATATTAAACATAAATATTTCAAAAGATAAAAATCCCGACCTAGCTCGGGATAACACATCGGATTTTTTTTAAGAAGAACATCCAAAACAATCAAATTCACTATTTTCAGGTTTTGGTGGTAAATTCATATAAGTATAATCTACCTTTGGTGGTTCAGGAGTTGTCTTTGGTTTGTTTATTTTTGATACGTCCATAGCCAAGTGTTTAGCCCCCGTTGATATTGCTCTTGTTCTAACGTAGTAACAAAGTGTTTTCAATCCTTTTTCCCATCCGTAGAAATGTGATGATGAAATCTTAGACAATGTTGGGTTTGACATGTAGATATTCATTGATTGTGATTGGTCAATAAATGGAGCCCTGTCTGCTGCCATCTCAATCAATTCTCTTTGTGAAATCTCCCAAATTGTTTTGTACTTCTTAATTAAATGTTCAGTTCTTTTAACTTTGAAGTTATATCTCTTATCTTCTTGGTCAAGGTAGTTGTTGAAATTAATATTTTGAATTGAACCTTCGTTCATAATAATTTCATTCTTTAAGTCTTCAGACCAAATTCCAATCTTCTCAAAATCACTAATCAAATACTTGTTAACAATCATAATCTCTCCTCCAACCACACGTCTATTAAAGATTGCCGAGTGAGCGGGTTCAGTCATTTCATATGAACCTGTAATCTTAGCTGAAGAAGCTACAGGCATTTGAGCGGTAAATAATGAGTTACAAACTCCATACTTACTAACATTCTCTTTCAGAGTTGACCATGGCCATCTTCCTGATAATTCATTTTCGTTTAATCACAGGCATTTGAGCGGTAAATAATGAGTTACAAACTCCATACTTACTAACATTCTCTTTCAGAGTTGACCATGGCCATCTTCCTGATAATTCATTTTCGTTTAATCCCCACATATCAAATTGGAATACTCCTTGTGACATTGGTGACCCTTTAAAGTAAGCATACGGTTCATACTTACCATCCATACACAATCTGTTACTTTCAGTGATTGCCGCAAAATAGATTGTTTCAAAAATTTCTTTGTTCAATTTACGAGCTTCTTCAGATGTGAAGATGTAATCCATTAAATAAAATACGTCAGCAAGACCTTGTGTACCAATAGCGATTGCTCTTTGTAGTAATCCACCAGTATGACCTTTTTCAGTTGAGTAATTATTGATATTAACAACTTTGTTCAATGCTCTTACAACCTTACGGGTTTCGTCATATAATCCTTGGAAATCAAACTCACCATCTTTTACATAGTTCTTTAATACCATAGATGATAAAGTACAAATAGCAGTAGTTTTCTCATCTGTGTATTGATAGATTTCATTACAAAGATTTGATTGTTTGATAACACCAATGTTCTGATGGTTTGTCTTTCTGTTAGCACTATCTTTAGAACATAAATATGGAACACCTGTTTCAACTTGTGATTCAATAATCTTATTCCAAATTTCCTGAGCCTTAACTTTCTTACCAAGACCTAACTCAACTGCTTTGTTATAGTTAGTTTCATACTCATCACCATAACTTTCTTGTAATGGTTTAATACCAGCCTTAATAATATCGTTAGGACAGAACAAATACCAATCGTCGTTATTTTTAACCGCATTCATAAAATTATCAGGAATCCATAGTGAGGTAAACAAATCACGGGCTCTTAATTCCTCAGCACCTGTGTTCTTTTTAATATCTAATAAGTCAAAGATATCTTTGTGCCAAGGTTCCAAGTAAATTGCCGCAGAACCAGGTCTACGTCCTTGTTGGTTAAAGAAACGAAGTGACTCGTTAACAATTTTAAGATACTTCAACAATCCACCAGCATATCCACCTGAAGATGAAATACGACTCTCCTTACTACGAATGTTAGACATTGATAGTCCGATACCCGCAGCATCCGATGAGTAGGTTGAGATATCTCTCATAGTGTTTAACAAACCTTCTCTTGAATCCGAATCATTGTAATGAAGAACACAAGAAGCAAGTTGTGGTGTTTTAGTACCAGCGTTAATCATAATTGGTGTTGCCGGAGATATTCTTTGTGTTGATAACGCTTGGTAATACTCAACCGCTTCCTCAAATGTATTAGTTACCCAAAGAGCAACTCTCATATACATATGTTGTGGACGTTCAACTACTTTACCTTCTGACAATTTCAAAAGATACATCTCAGCAAGTGACCTCCAAGCAAAATAGTCGAAGTTATAATCATTATCGTGATTGATAACTTCATCAATCTTATCAGGTCCGTAAGACTCAATAATTTCCATTAATTTATCATTGATGATACCTTCACCATGTAACAAATTCATTGTGTTTGAAAAACTTGGGTCAGTTTCTTTATGATAAGATGAAATAGCAACTGAAGACGCTAATCTTGAGTAATCATGATGACTACCTGTAAACGCCGCTGCAATTTCATAAATTAACTTATCTAATTCTTTTGTTGTAATAATACCTTCAGTTGGTACTGAAGTGATAACCTTAATAAAGATTTCATCGGAGTTGACACTCAACCCCTTTGAAGCTCTTTTAATGCGGTTATAAATTTTCTGTGGGTTAAATGACGCATCATCTCCACCTCTCTTTTTAATTTTAAGTGACATCATAGTTCTATAAAAATAATAAATTAGAAATCGTCAGTAAAGGACAATGTTTCATTCAATTTAGCTT